GTGAATCCAGATACAAATCAAATATATCAGTTAGACAATTTAGAGTTACTTGGTAGGATAGATACCGAGTCTATAAATCTAATCTATTGTGATATTCTGTATGGAACAGGTAAGAAGTTTAAAGATTATCAAGACTTAGAACCCGATCATAATGTAATTTTATCTCACTATGTTCCCCGTTTGCATGAAATGAAACGAGTACTGAAATCCAACGGAACAATTTATTTACAAATGGATTTACGCATAGTCCACTGGATTCGCATGATTATGGATAATGTATTTGGATACAAAAATTTCAGAAATCAAATAGTGGTAAAATTTAATATTGGTGGAAGAGGCAAAAGAGAATTTGCAAAAAAACACGATTACATTATCGTGTATACAAAGTCTGATGAATTTGTGTTCAATGATCTTGATATACGAATACCGTACAAATCAGTTATCAGCAAGAAGCAAGATAGGCCAAACATTACCGAAGAAAAATTAAAAATTGGAACGATACCTACAAATGTTTGGGATGACATTCCATCGGGGTTGAAAGTTAAAAAAGCAACTGATTATTATAGTGAGAAACATCCTAAGATTTTAGAAAGAATCATTAAAGCAAGTAGTAATGAAAATGATGTAGTTGCTGATTTTTATTGTGGTAGTGGGACTACTCTTGCAGTTGCCAAATCGTTGAATCGCAACTTTATAGGATGTGATATCAATGCCGATGCCGTGCGAATTTGCAACGAACGATTAAGCAAAAAATAGTTGGTTTTTTTGTCTTGAAAACGACATAAAATTGAGTTAAAATATATTTATATATAAGCATTAATTAGTTAATGTTTATCACACACACAAACACATAAAATCTAATAAAAAATGACTAATAACAATAATAACTTAAATGCCTACGGCATTCGATTGGAGGTACTAAAAAACGCAAAAGATATGGTATGGGATTCTTGGCATCAAGAAACCGATGAAGTGAAAAATAGAGCAGTACTTGAAAATACTGCATACGACTTACCACCACTTCCAACTACGCAGGATGTTTTAGCAACTGCATCTGAATTTTACGATTTCGTACAAAATCACGGAAAAAATTCTTAATAAATATAATTCTTATTGACGAATGTCGAAACGAGTAGTATTATATTAAGAATATTATTAAACAATAAAAACTAAGGAATAAAAAATGGCAATTGACCTAGACAAAATCAAAGCAAAACTTACAAATCTCTCTCAGAGTAACAATCGTAAGAATTATCAATGGAAACCCCAACCGGGCAAACAACAGGTTCGTATCGTACCTTACAAGCATCAACCAGATAATCCGTTTATTGAGTTGTTTTTCCACTATGGAATCAACAATCGGACTTATCTTTCTCCCAAGTCTTTTGGTCGTCCTGATCCAATCGTAGAGTTTGCAGAAAAGTTGACTCGTAGTGGAGATAAAGATGATTATCGTATGGGACGTTCCTTAATGCCAAAGATGAGAACTTTTGTTCCTGTCATCGTTCGTGGTGAAGAAGCAGAAGGAGTTCGTTTTTGGGGATTTGGTAAAGAGGTTTACCAAGAACTACTAGGTGTCATCGCAGACCCCGATTATGGAGACATTACCGACCCAACCAATGGAAGAGACATTACAATTGAATTTCTTTCTGCTGAAGAGGCTGGTCGTTCATTTCCAAAGACAAACATTCGTGTTAAACCCAACACATCACCTGTATCTGACAATAAAAATATTGTGGACGGAGTTGCCAACAATCAAGCAGAAATTACTGAAATCTACCAAGAACTCAGTTATGATGATTTGAAAGAGGCACTCGAAAAGTGGGTGAGTGGAGAATCTGAAGAAGATGCTCCTCCGGCTGAATCTGTTGGTTCAGACGAAAAGGTTGTTGTTGAGTCAACTCAAACTGAAGTTAAGCAACCAAAAGTTGCAAGTGCAACATCTGAACAAAGTAAACCAAACGCAACTTCTACGGAAGATGTTGAGGCTGCTTTTGAAGAGTTGTTTAAGTCCTAAAGAAGTAAAAAGAACTATAAGTGTGGTGAGGGCAACTCCCTCACCACACAAGTTCACAAAATAGAAATTATTAAATATGGCAAAGAAAAAAGAAGTAAAAGCAACAAGCAAGTCCGATGATTTAGCAAGTGTACTTGCAGATAGTTTAAATACCGCATATAAAGACGAAGGTAAAGTGGCCTTCTTTTTAAGTGAAGGTGATGACCCATCACTAATATCAGATTGGATTTCAACTGGAAGTAGTCTTCTTGATCTTGCCATTTCAAATCGTCCCAACGGAGGAATTCCAACAGGACGAATCACAGAACTAACTGGACTTGAACAAAGTGGAAAAAGTTTAGTATCTGGTCACATTCTTGCGGAAACTCAAAAGAAAGGGGGTGTTGCGGTATTAATTGATACCGAGACCAGTGTATCAGTTGAGTATTTAAAAGCAATTGGTGTTGATACTGAAAAGTTATTGTATGTTCATGTTGATACGGTTGAAGATATATTTGCAACGATTGACAACATCATCGCAACTATTCGTAAAAGCAACAAAGATAAACTCGTAACGATTGTAACCGACAGTGTATCAGCTGCGTCAACTAAAATTGAAATGGCTGCAGATTATGCAAAAGATGGTTACGCAACAACCAAAGCAATTTTAATTAGTAAAGCAATGCGTAAGTTGACCTCAACAATTGGAAGACAAAAAATCGCATTGGTATTTACTAACCAACTTCGTCAAAAGATGGGAGTTATGTTTGGTGACCCCTGGACAACAAGTGGTGGTAAAGCAATTGCGTTTCACGCAAGTGTTCGTATTCGTCTTAAAAGTATGGGTCAAATTAAAAAAGGTGCAACTACTGAAGTTATCGGTGGTAAGTGTGAAGCAACTATTGTAAAAAATAGAATGGGTCCACCTCAAAGAAAAGCATCATTTGAAATTTATTTTAATCGTGGTATTGATGATATAGGAAGTTGGATAACAACATTAAAAACTCACAAAATCTTAAAACAAGGTGGTGCTTATTATTCATTCACGGATTCTAAAGGAAAAGATTATAAGTTTATGGCAAAAGAATTTCCTGAAATGCTGAAAGATGTAGAACTCAAAAACGAATTATATCAGCATATTTGTGATAACATTGTAATGGAATATGAGTCAGCAAATAGTGTAGTAGATGAAGATGTTGAGTTCACGGATAATGCAGAAATTGAAGACGCAGAATTAGCCTCTGTTTCAAATGAGTGATAAAAAAAAGATATTTAGTTTATTTCAAGAATTCTCCCAAGAACAAAAAGAAGAACTAGATGTAGAACGGAATATAAATTCTGATACCCTTTTAATTGATGGTATGAACACGTTTATGCGTGTTTGGAGTATGTATCCGACCACCAACGACAATGGTGATCATATCGGTGGATATACCGGTTTCCTCAAAAGTATAGGACACGCAATTCGTTTGCGTAAACCCACACGATGTATCGTTGTATTTGACGGAAAGGGTGGAAGTGCAAGAAGACGTAAAATCTTTCCCGACTATAAAATGAAAAAGAATGTTCGGTTTCGTGTAAATCGTGCGTTGAGTTTAGACTTGGATCAAACCGAAGAATCAAGTTCGATGAAGTATCAGATAGTTAAATTGATACAATATTTGAATATGCTTCCTGTTACTACTATATGTATGGATAATGTAGAAGCAGATGATGTTATGGCATTATTAGCACGATCATATTTTAGTGGTCTTGGTAAAAAGTGTACAATAATGAGTACTGACAAAGATTTTCTTCAGTTGGTAGATAACGATGTAACTGTTTATAGTCCAACCAAACGAACAGTTTATACACCTGAAAAAGTTTCGTTGGAATATGGAATCCACCCGAACAACTTTTTGTTGTACAGAACTATCGATGGTGATCGTGGTGATAATATAGATGGAATCAAAGGTATAGGTGAGAAGAAACTCAAAACTGCTTTTCCCGAACTCGCAGCCGAACAATTCATAAGCAGAGAAGATCTAATAAAAATTTCAGAAGATAAACTCAAAGAAATGCCTTTGTATAAAAACTTTCTAAAAGAAGATAATCAGCAATTGCTAAAACGAAATTATGATTTGATGCAATTAAAAGATAGTATTCTTCCTGCAAGTATGCAAACGAAAATATTCGATCACGTAGATACTCCTGTAACTGAACTTAATAAATTTGAATTTAGTAAAAAGTTCGCAGAAGACCAACTATGGGCTGCCTTTCCTAATCACCATAACTGGCTTATGGAAACTTGGACCATTTTGAACAACTATGCAATTACAAGTAATTCGTAGTTTTTTTATAAATAGACTTGATTCATTTAGAATCATCTGATAAAGTTTATTAAATATGACGGAGACTAATAATAATAATGTGGATACCTTACAAAAGTTTGGAACTGCATTTCAAAGTAAAACAATTCGTGCTTTAATTGATGACAAAAAATTCTTGGACAGAACCCATGATATCATTGAAACAGAGTATTGGGAAAGTGAAGCACATAAATGGATTGTTGATGAGATTTTAACTCATTATAGTAAATACAAAAAGACTGCAACATTAGATGTATTCAAAATTAAGTGTGATGATGTAGGAATTGATTCATTAAAAGCGGCAATTATAGATCAACTAAGAAATATCTTTACTCAAGTTGATCTGAATGATACAGAGTTCGTTAAAAACGAATTTTTAGACTTTTGTAAGAATCAAAAACTTAAAAATGCAATTATGCAAAGTGTTGACTTTCTAAAAGGTGGTCAATATGAATCAATCAAACGAATAGTTGATGATGCATTAAAAGCAGGAACTGCACGTGATATGGGTCACGATTATGCACGTGACATTGAACTTAGAATGTCCGAGACTGCACGTGATACCACAGGTACGGGATGGGAAGTAATTGATGATTTAACAAATGGAGGTTTGGGACCAGGAGAACTTGGTGTCATTATTAGTAGTGCAGGTGGTGGAAAAAGTTGGTGTCTTGCTTCTCTCGGTAAGTCGGCAATGCAAATCGGTAAAAATGTTTTGCATTATACAATGGAACTTAATGAGTGTTATGTTGGATTGAGATATGATAGTTGTTTTACAGGTATCCCATTTCAAGATATTTTGGAATATGAAGAGAAAGTAAAAAATGTTGTAGCAAACATCAAAGGAAAACTTCTTATTAAAGAATATCCAACAAAAAGTGTAGGGGTTTCTACAATTCTTGCACACGCAAATTTAGCAAATACAATGGGATATCCCGTTGATATGGTTGTGATTGACTATGCAGATATTTTATCTCCTGGTAATCACGGAAACAATGCCAACAGTTATGTTGAGCAAGGAGGAATTTATGAGGATCTCCGAGGCCTTGCGGGCGAACTCGGAGTACCTGTGTGGACTGCATCACAAGCAAGTCGTTCATCGTTAGAAGATAATATTATTGAAGCACAAAAAGTTGCGGATAGTTATCGGAAAATAATGACGGCAGACTTTGTAATAAGTTTGTCTAGAAAAGCAACTGACAAAGTCAGTAACACAGGTAGATTTCATGTCATTAAAAATCGGTTTGGGCCCGATGGTTTGACATTTCCAAGTAGAGTTGACACGTCTTCGGGTGTTATTGAAATATATGATGAAAAAAGTACAAAGGGTGCGGAAATAATGGTGGAAATGAATGATTCTGAGAATGGTGCAAAGAATCTTCTTAAATCTAAGTACGACCAAATGAACAAAAATTCATATAATAACGAAGATGTGTCGGATATTGGATAAAAAATTTAGTGTAGATAGTATGTATTTTTACGGAACATTTCGTAGAAGTATTTTCTATAAGATTGTTATAATGTTTCTATAAAATTTAAACCAAAGGTTACAAGTGAAAGTAAAAAAACGCAACGGAAGACTCGAAAATTTTAATGTTGATAAAATCAATATGTGTGCAGAACGTGCGTGTAAAAATCTCGAAAACGTAAGTGCAAGTGAAGTGCTTATCGATGCAAAAATAAAGTTATACGATAAAGTTACAACGGTCGAAATAGACAAATCACTTATTATGAGTGCTAGGTCTAAAATTGAATTTGAACCGAATTATGCTTATATGGCTGCAAGAATGCTTTTGAATACAATTTACAAAGAAGTATTCGGAGAAGGTGTGGATAGTGATGCGTTTGAACTTCAGTATCGTAAAAGTTTTATTACTAATATGCGTAGGTTAGTCCGTGAAGAAATTCTCAATGAAGAGTTACTTGAAAGTTTTGATTTGCGTGAACTTAGTGCAAAACTTAATATTGAACGAGAAAAAGATTGGAAGTATCTTGGAATACAAACCATTTATGATCGTTATCTTTTGCATATAGAAGGACGTCGTATGGAAACTCCACAAGCAATGTGGATGCGTATTGCAATGGGATTGGCATTAAATGAAAAACCAGAAGACCGACAAGCATATGCATTAAAGTTTTATGAAACTCTTAGTTGCTTTGATGTAGTAAGTTCCACACCAACTTTGTTTAATAGTGGAACAACTCATAGTCAACTTAGTAGTTGTTATCTTAATACCTTTGATGATTCTATTGATGGAATTTTTGATGGCATTTGGCAAGAAGCAAGAAAAAGCAAATTCGCAGGTGGTCTTGGATTTGATATCACCAACTTTCGTGCAAGAGGAAGTTACATCAAAGGAACAAACGGAATCAATCAAGGACCTGTATACTTTTGGAAACTTTACAATGATATGCTTGTTGCAGTTAATCAAGGTGGAAAAAGAAAAGGTGCGGGATGTGCTTATCTTGAAACATGGCATTCTGATATTGAAGACTTTTTGGCACTACGAAAAACCGTAGGTGATGACAGAATGCGTTGTCACGATATGAATACTGCAAATTGGATTCCTGATTTGTTTATGAAACAAGTTGAAGCAGATGGACCTTGGTATTTGTTTAGTCCCAATGAAGTTCCTGAATTACACGAAATCTTCGGTGAAGCATTTGAAACAAAATATTGGGAATATGTTAAAAAAGGTCAAGACGGAGAATTAAATGTTTTTCGTGAACTCAAAGCAAAAGACCTTTGGAAGAAAATGTTGAAAAGTATTTTTGAAACAGGACATCCGTGGGTAACTTTCAAAGACCCAAGTAACATCCGGTATAGCAATCAGCACGTAGGAACGGTACATAGCAGTAATTTGTGTACAGAAATTCTTCTTCATACCAAACCAACTATTCACGCAGATGATGGCACACGCACCGTTAAAGAATACGGAGAAACTGCAACTTGTAATTTGGCAAGCATCAATTTGAAACGACACGTAGGTGTAGATAAAAATGGTGAAAAATTTATTGATTATGATAAATTAGAAAAAAGCACCAAAATGGCAATGCGTATGTTAGACAATGTTATTGATCTAAATTATTATCCAACCGAAGAAGCACGTAAAAGTAATATGACTCATCGTCCTGTTGGATTAGGAACAATGGGTTGGCATGATATGTTTTATGAGTTTAATGTAAATTACGGAAGTGATGATGCAATTCGTATTAGTGATGAAATTTATGAAAACATTTCTTATTTCGCAATTGAATCTTCGTCTGATATGGCAGTAGAAAAAGAAACTTACGAATCATACACAGGAAGTCTTTGGAGCAAAGGAACATTCCCGATTGATACTTGGAAAGAGGTTATGAAACTTCGTGGAAATTCCGATGAAGTGAATCTTAGAAAAAATTGGGACAAACTCAAAAAGAAAGTTGCCAAGCAAGGAATGCGTAATTCCAATACAATGGCAATTGCTCCAACTGCAACAATCAGTTACATTGCAGGATGTTCACAAAGCATTGAACCAAACTTTGGAGTTATTTTTGTGTATTCTACTTTAAGTGGTGAGTTTACAATGATGAACGAATACTTTGTTAATGATATGAAAGCAGAAGGAATTTGGACAAAAGAACTTGCCAACTTGGTTAAAACTGTTGATGGTGATCTTAGCAAATTAAATGGTTCAATTCCTCAATGGATAAAAGAAAAATATGTTACTGCATTTCAACAAGATCAGTTCAAACTTATTGATTGTGCGGCTTCTCGTCAAAAGTGGATTGACCAAGGCCAAAGTTTGAATCTTTACAACGACAAAAGTAGTATGAAGTTTTTGAACGACATTTATACACACGCATGGAAAAGTGGATTGAAAACAACTTACTATTTGCGGAATTTGGCTGCGAGTGCAATCGAAAAGTCAACTGGGTCAAATGTAGAAGAACATAGCACAGATAATACAGATACGGAAAATTCACAAGAAACAACCAAACCTTCGTTGTGTAGTTTAGAAGCAAAAATGCGTGGTGAGATATGTGAAAGTTGTCAATAGATATTAAAGATTGACCTAAAAGTGTGCTTGGGTTGATATATATAACTATATTATTAATTTCAAACCCAGGAGGGTAGCATCCATGAACGCAATCAAACTTTTTTTAGTAGTGGCCATCACGGCAGTCTCAGTAAACATTTCAACAGGAGCTCCGAGTGCTAAACAAGTACGAGAAGTTGCAGACCATTTACAAGATGTATCGGTTACTATAAAAGCAAAAGCAAAATATAGTAGTTCAGAAGGTTCTGGTGCTATGATCATCCGTGAAGTAGACGGAAAAAAAGTTACTTTCGTTTGGACGGCCGCACACGTTGTTGATAATCTTCGTAAAGTACGAAGTGTTATTGAAGGTGGTAGACCCATTAAGTTGGTTGAGTTTGAAGACGCATCAATCGTAAAAGAACTTGTTGAAAAAGGCAGACGAGTCGGTGAAATGAAAATGGATGCGAAAGTAATCAAATATTCAGATTACAACGATGGTCATGATTTGGCACTTCTTATGGTTCGTGCTACTGATTATGCAAAAGACGGAGTTGAATTTAATTTAAGTGATGCCAATGATGGCATTGTGCCAATTGGAACGAGTTTATTTCACGTTGGTTCGTTGCTTGGTCAAATGGGTGCAAACTCAATGACAACTGGTATCATTTCTCAAGTAGGAAGAACACTTGACAAATACGAATACGATCAAACAACGGTTACTGCATTCCCAGGAAGTTCAGGAGGAGGAGTTTATTTGCAAAATGGAAAGTATGTCGGAATGATTGTTCGTGGAGCAGGAGAAGGATTCAATTTAATGGTACCTGTTCGTAGAATGAAAGAGTGGGCAAAAAAGAATGATATTATGTGGGCAATTGATCCAAAAGAAGATATGCCAAGTATGAATGAACTTCTCGGAATGCAGATTGAAGACTCTGGAGTAATTCGCAGTGCAGATGACGATGGTGACGATGAAAAATCAATTCAGAAACATTTCCCATTTCGTATTAAAGTTCTTCCAAATGAACGATCACGGAATCCAGAGAGAGTATTAAAACAATTACCTCTTGAAGATTTCACTCCTAAATTTGAGTTGAAATATTGAGACTCGCTAGTCTTATTTTAAAGGTTACATTTATATTATTTTTATCACCCTTGGTGCTACTGTGTGCCGAGGGTGATGGGTTTATAAACAACAATGAATCTTGGTTGGATATCATTGATCCAAGATTACAAGCATCATACGAAGCATACGAAAAAGATAAACGAGAACGAGCAAAGTTTTCTAAAGACATTGCAAGATTTGCAACATTGAAAAAGTCAAAATTAAATTTGGCATTATTGATTCATCAATACGATTTAAAAGGACCTCATTACGATCCAAATAAATTTGATGAATATACCAAGTGGATGAGAACCTACGAAACGGAAATTACAATAGCAATGGATAACTATGATGCAGCTGCTTATGTTTTCTTTTTTGAGGAATTTGTAAAACTTACATTTAAACGAGCAGGTATGATAAATCCCAATTGTAAAATAAAAGATTGTGAATGTAGGGATTATAATAATTAAATTTGATATTTATAAAAATGGAATGTTTGAAAAAATTGATCTGTAAAATTAAATGTTTTTTTGTTAAATGTTGCAAAGACAACAAGTGTGATTGTGTTTGCCACGACAAGAAATAATTTAATTACTTTACGTATACAATAAAGTGTGGTATATTGTTCTCTAAATAAAGAAGAATTATATATGAAGCACTTATTGATATTATTATGTATGTCCACACTTGTATCGTGTGGTATTAAAAGCAAGTTCTTGAACTCGTCAAGTGGAACACTTGGAGTACCCAAACAACCAACGGAAGAAAACTCTACAACCGAGTTAACATTCGTGGTGAGCAATACCCAACCAGAATCTCAGTCCAGTCAATCTGAGGTCGTTGGAGTGGAGCATGGTGATTCGGATACGGAGTCGGTCTTTAAATGGTACTACGCAGTTCCGTTTGTGGGACTTGCAATTCTTGCATTTCTTGTATACCGTTTAAAACAACAAAATTTGAAATCATTATAAACTTTTTTAACTACTGACTCGTTATATATATTATTATGAAAACTGGTGAACTATTGGGAAAAGAAACAGAGGGAGTAAATCAAATTCTTCCTCATAAGCATAAATGGGCGTGGGATCTGTATGAACAAGGTGTCAAGAATAACTGGGTACCAACCGATGTGCCGATGACAAAGGATGTTCAGAACTGGAAATCATCACCTGATGACGCATTAAGTGAAGATGAACGATTGGTTATAAAGAGGTGTCTTGGTTTCTTTGCAGGAAGTGAAAGTTTGGTTGCAAATAATCTTATGACATTGTCCAAGTACATTACTGATCCTGAATGTAGGCAGTATATGGCCAGACAGATGTATGAAGAGTGTTTGCACAATCACACGGTAGTTTATATATGTGATAGTTTAGACTTGGATATAGGTGAGGTATACGAAGCATATCAAACGGTTCCGTCTATTAAAGCAAAGGATGATTTCCTTATAGAAGTAACGGGTGGATTGAATGAAGCAAATATTGATACATCTACTATTGAAGGAAAGCGAGAGTTGTATAAGGCGGCATTTACATACTGGGTTGTGTGCGAAGGAACATTCTTTTTCAGTGGATTTGCAATGTTACTTGCTTTAAGTGATAAAATACCTGGTATCGCAGAACAAATTCAATATACACTTCGTGATGAAAGTATTCACATTAAATTTGGAACAACTTTGTTGAATAAAATCAGAGAACAAAATCCTGATTTAATGACCGATAAATTTGAAACTGAACTAACTGAAGTTCTAAAGCAAGCAGTTGACTTGGAGATTGAATATGCTAAAGATGTATTACCGAGAGGTATTCTTGGATTGAATTCAGAAATGTTTGTTGAATATATGCAGTTTATCGCGAACCGTAGATTAGAAAATCTAAATATGAAATATCGTTATGATAGTGACAATAATCCGTTTCCTTGGTTGAGTGAAGTTATTGATATTCGCAAACAAAAGAACTTTTTTGAAACAAGGGTTATAGATTATCAGGACGAATCTGCATTAGTTGACGATTTTTAATTGATATGTACATATATATAGTTAGTGGACTACGACCAAGAACTATATGATAAAAGTTTATATTATCGTCACGTTGTTGATGAAACTAACGAAATAAACAAACACAAATGGATTGAGTCCGAGAAAGTCGGAGAAGACATAGGCAAAGACAAAGCAAGATGGTCGTGGATATGTCATCATAAAAACAACTGGCACTCGCATTGGATTTCAAAAAATCTCGATAGTTTAAACAATAAAACAGAATAGTTTTTATATTTATTCTATATGGAGAACGATGAAAATATAACAGAACCCTCTGACGAAAAAAGGTTTCTTAGATTTTTACCAACCAATCCATTGAGGCATCTTAAACTACTGATTGTAGTCCTATTGCATTGGGCAGTTGTTATTGGTAATTTTTTGGCATTTTTTATTCTTGCTTTTCAAGGTTTTACACCATATGGGTTTCCGTGGTATGTGTGCTTGCCGTTGTGTTCCTTTATAGCATTGATTTCATTTTCACGGGTTTTGGATTGTCCAATGACTCGGTTTGAAAACAAAATGAGAGTCAAACTCGGAAAACCGACTATCAAGGGATTCATAGGTCATTATTTTCTGAAACCTTATATGCGTAGGAAAATCAGAAAAGCACGTGAAATTAGAAAAACGAAAGAGCAAAATGAAAATAAAACTTAAAGATGCAATTGCATTTGCAAAGTGGGTATTTGAAAAAAACAAAGTACCAAGCAAATATTCAAGTGTATGTGCTGATGTATTGTTAAGTGCAGATGAACTTGGTTTTGAGTCCCACGGATTAAGTAGACTTAAATATTATATAAAGCGAATTCAAGATGGAGTGATTGATGTAAATGCAACTCCTGAAATTGTGCGTGACAACAAGGCTTGTGTAACAATTGATGGTCACAATGCTCTTGGTCAGATTGTTGGTAAATATGCAATGAACCAAGCAATTGCAAAAACTCAAGAACATGGAATTAGTTGCGTTGCGGTTAGAAATTCTTCACATTACGGAATCGCAAGTTATTATAGTCGATACGCAACTCAGCATAATTTAGTGGGAATGAGTTTTACAAACGCACGACCTGCGGTTGCTCCATATGGAGGTGTAGAACCAAAGATGGGTACAAATCCATATGCAATAGCATTTCCGTCTGATGAAAAATATCCATTTAGTATTGATTGTGCAACATCAGTTTATCAACGAGGTGATCTGGAAGTAATGGCAAGAAAAACACCAGACAACTATGTTCCTAATTGTGCAATAGTTTCTGAGAATGAAAATTTGACATTTGAAAGATCATTGCGTTGGTTAAAACAAGGAATAGCGGCTTTAACACCAGTTGGAGGACACAAAGGGTCTGGATTAAGTATTGCAATCGAACTTATGTGTTCGGCATTCCAAAGTGGTGCTTATATGAGCAAGTTGAGTGGTCTGTATGAAGGAGATACAAAAAATCCAAATTATGATATTGGTCATTTCTTTATTTGTATTGATCCGGAAAACTTTGCAGACTTAAACGATTTCAAAAAAAATGTCGGTGATGTGATGCGTGAAATAAAATCAAGCAAACGTAAACGAGATGAAGAACTTTTAGTTCCGGGAGAAACGGAATATAATACATCTATTGATGTTCACAAAAACGGAATTCAAATTTCAGATGTGTTGCTTGAAGAATTAAATAATCTTGGATTTAATAGATGGCAGAAACAACACACAACAAGCAATTCGAAATAGTCATTGCAGTTCTTGGAATGATTGGAGGGGGGATACTTCCTTTTCCTGAATTGATTGGTTGGGGATTTTTGGTTTTTGCGATTGTTAACTTTTTAAGTATCATATTTTTTGTCGGCAGGAAAATGTATTGGTTGGCAGCTCTTGCGTTTTATTTTGTGGTGGTAGATTCAATTGGAATTTGGATTCATTTGCTACAAAAGTTTTTTATATAACTTTATATAAACCATAATGTTATTATATTCGTTATATAGTTGACGATATGTATAAAATTATGATATATATATAATGTAACGGTT